TACCTACGTCGTTCATCGCTCAATGCTTCCGAATGGACTCGATGAGCCGGCGATCCTCTGCCTGCTGAAGATCCGCGTTGAGATGGTCGATGATGGAGTCGGCCACTTTCTCCACCCTCAGTTCCTCTCCCAGACCCTTGATCCGGGGGAGGATATCTTTCTTGTCAGCCAGGATGGACTTCAGCTTTCCGCTGACGTAGTGGATGACCAGATTCCCTGCCACCAACTCTCCCTTGACAGGGTCCCAGAGAACATCCTTCGTAGTCAGTACGTCCACCACTGACTGAGAGACGACTGACAGCGGAGGCGGTGGTTCGGGAGGAGGGGTGGAGAGGAGCCAGACGGTTCCCTGATGAGCCTTCCTTCCAGCCCACCAGAGACTCCGACTGAAGACTTTGAGGACGGTCGCACCCCCACCGACCAGACAGGCCAGGATAGCGGGTCCTACCGCTCCCTTGAACCCCCACTCCTCTGCGAAACCCACGAATCCCTGGTAGTCGAGCATGATGTCTTCCTCACCATAGGGACTTTGGACGAAGGATCTGTTCCTCTACCCACTCAGCCACCCGTCTCGTCGCCAGGTCGTAAGTTTCCGCTGATGGCGAGGAGAAACCCCGATGGCTAATCGGAATCTGCCTAGGGCCGGCGAAACATAGCGGGGGGCGTACCCCCGGACGCCACCCAGGCAGCGATATCGGTCTGGAGTTGCTGGGCTGCCGTGTTAGCAGTACCAGTGGCTGCCGTTACAGCCGTATCGGCGTTTGTCTTGGCGGTTTGAGCGGTAGCGAGAGTGGTAGCGGCTGTGGCGGCAGTGGCTACTGCTTGCTGCTCGGCAGTGACAGCAGCGTCCAGAGCAGCGAGATCGGCGGTGACGTTTGCAGGAATGGCCATGACAATCCTCCTGGGGTGAAGGGGCTGGGGACTTTGTGTTACTCTACCCAGAGAATTTCCTACTGTCAATCCCAACAATGTCGGGAACCCTCAAGAGGACATTCCTTCAGATTTCTTATCAGCAGTGTCCCTCTTGGCCGGTCTGGAACTAGAGGTGCCAGTACGCTCACCCTTTGTGGTGTTGTTCTCTCTCACGCCGTTCTGCCCGGCTCCCTGATCGGGGTCTACTGCCTTGAGTTTCTCGTAACCCCCCTGGCTCCTGATGTACTCATCTATCCTCACCGCGTCCCTGGGAGTGAGTCCTAGCACTATCATCATATAGTCCAAAGGGGAGATAAAGTGTATGACCCCGCTGGCCACATACTGAGAGAGTGCCTGAGTCCACTTCAGAGCCAGGTTGGCCTTATCCTCATCCGTTGGAGAGTTGAGATCGTCCCAACCGACGTAGTACCTCCCTGAACTTGGAGGGGGCATAATCCCAATCATGATGAGGCGGTCGATGAAGTTCCTGAGAATGAACGGTTCTACAAACCTCTTGATCCTCCTCTTGAGCCGCACATTCCAGGTGGTCTTGTCCTGGCTGGAAGCCATTTTGGCTTCCTCGCTACCCTTCCAGATCCGGTAAGGGACTCCCTGACAGGTAGCGATGGCTTCTTCTTGAATCCTCACGAACTTCTCGGGGTTCTCAACGATGTTGGGTTGGAGCGTGGTTGCCTTCATTCCGACTAAAAGAAGCTGCCTCTGGAGCCCGTCCATGTAATGCTGAACTTGCTCCCTGAGTTCATCCTTGTCAAAAGTAGGGTTGTCCGCCACGAACTGAGGATCGAGTTCGATAGAGAGTCCTGGGAAGCCACCCCTCCAGAGCATCTCTGCGGAGGAGCCTTTGATCTTCCGCAGATCCAGCAGCCTGTTGAACATTGGCTGCATGCGTGGTATTCCAAACACCAAAGAGGACTGGAGATTGTCAGCCACATGCACCACCCTGGACCAGTGAACCCTCCTATTGAGCCGAGTCCCTATACTGGCTCCGGCCGCGTCTATAGTCATGTCCAGGAACACAAGGTTGTAGAACTTCGGCAGTCCGTACCGTGGGCTCATCACGTCTGTTTCGTACTGATGGATGAAGCTCAGATACTCGTCAAACGGCCTCATGTAGAGAAGGCTTCTCTGCACGTCCTTGTACCTAGGATCTCTTCCCCAGGGAGTGACTCCGTCAATAGGCTTCTCCAGATCCTCTCCGTCATCGATTCCGAGTAAGAGGGCTCCGTAGTGACCGATCCCGGCAAGACGATCCATCCGGTATAGCATGGCGAGGAGATTGTGTTTGTCGCATAACTCCTGCCAGGCAAGTTCGAAAGGAGTCCAAGTTGATTCATCTTCCGTCTCGTAAACAACAGGATCAGTAGCCCAGGATTCCTCTGGGAAGATATCTACCACTCTTCGTGCCACGTCATCCCGGTCGTACATATACCTGTACATAATCGGGGTGATGAACTTGGGATAACCACACTCCTCGTCTATGTGGTGCCGTGGGTCCACAATGGTATCGAAGTCCAGGTAAGCATACCTGGGAAGGAGAAACTGCCGCAGCACGTTGCTGTAGGACTGATACTCCTCCATAGGCTCATTCATAATGAGCCTGGAATTCGTGACGTAGTTTCCGTTTAGCTGGTGCCTGACGTTTTGCAGCTTGCCACTGGCAAGGCAGGCGTTTATAGCAAAGTCTACTGCTGCTCCCGCTGCGGCAGGACCGACGCTGTTGAGAAGGGTTGCATCGCTATCCTGCTGAGATGGCTCTATGGCCAGGCCAAAGTCCCTATGGGCCTGATTGACCACACCCAGGAGAAGTAGCCGCTTTACCTCACTGAATTGAGTGACAAGATTGGAACCGTTGAGCGATTTAAGAAATTCCTTCCGATCCAGCATAGTCAGGGTCCTCTACAACCTTCCGAGGCATGTAGGCGACAATGTAACCATGTAGAATCGTAGCAGATCCCTCAGGATGGCCATAGGCTACAAGTGACAGGTGGAAGGGTTTGCCCGTTTCGTCTGTGCTCTCCACCCTGAGAAGAACCGGAACCCACTCCACGCCATCAGGAGTTGTTATCTGCTTCACCAGTTCCATTGCCTTCCTCCCAAACCACGGGAGCAACGGTCCAGGACTCTTCTGGAATGATCTCCACCGTCCTCCAGGAAACGTCCTCCCGGTCGTACATAGTTTACTTCCTCGCTGGAATAGCCCCCACCACCAGTTGCGGCTTCGTAAGCTGTGCGACTGCTCCAGAGGAGGAGTCCACCTGATCCTTGTATTTGCTCCTGGGAAAGAACTTGAGTTCGTGAACAAAGTCCCTATTCCAGTGAGCGGTCACCAGGATCACATTTCCGATGTTGACGTGCTGGGAGAACACGTCTGCTCTTAGCTCTTTGTCCCCGGACACCTTGTCAGCCTTGCAGCGGAATCCCTTCAGGGAGAGCCTCTTTATGGTTGCCTCTGCTGATTCTACGCCAGAAGAGGCCGGCTCCTGTTCCACCCAGACGATAGTCTCCTTTCCGTCTGCTTTGGCCGTATCCAGGATGAGTTGCTCCCTGTCAGCGGAATTCCACTGACCCCGGATCACATCGGTGACCCAGACCTGATCCAGTTCATCCATAGCGACTTTGGTTCCTACGGTAAAGCAGGCCCCCTTCTTCGTAGAGATGGCCTTGTCCCAATACCTGACCGGCCCCTTCTTCCACTTTCTCTTGCCTGAAGGCATGGGAGCGTATCGGAGTTTGTCTGTCTTAAATGTCCCACCGCCTCGTGGGATTGGCTGGTTTCCGTACTGGCAAGCGTATCCCACCTCCCGTAGGGTGTCCAGAGCCTCTTCCAGAGCGGGTATGGGAAGTCTGACCGGGTCCAAAAGGCCATCCTGGTAGAAGTCTTTTAGCTCTGGTGGTTTGATTTCCCAGGTAGTGTCGCAGGGAATCACAAAGTGCTTGATTCGTCTCTTGCTCTCCAGAGCCTCCCCTGTTGGGTCCCACTCGTGTAACCTTTGCATGATGAGGACTGTGGGAGTCAGAGTGAGACGGATCTTTCGTCTGGAGAGGGTTTCTGTCATCCAGGAGTTAGCTTCAGCCAGGATAAGATCCGAAAGAGCACCTTGAGGATCAATAGGATCATCCACACTGATAAAATGAGCGTGCATGCCAATGACACTGCCACCCACACCCACCGCGTAACGCATTCCTCCGAAGGTGTTGGTGAAGTATCCTTTGGTGTTTTGGTCTTCACGAAGTTGGATCTCCGGGTACATCTCTTTGTACTTGTCACAGAGCACGATATCTCTGGACTTTCGAGAATGATCCAGGGCAAGGCGTTCAGAGTAAGAACCTGAGATGAATCTCGCAGAAGGCATCCGGGTCCAGATCCAGGGTTGCCAGAGGATAGAGACTATGGAGGATTTGGATGTGCCGGGAGGGCAGTTCCAGATCAGGTCGTACTCCTTATCCTTGTCATCAAACACTCTCTCCGAGATCACCTGGAGTTCATCACACAGCTTCCTGATATACCAACTGGCCACCAGCTTCTCAGCTGAAGCCAGTGACCAGAAGGTGAGGAAGAACTGGTAGTAGCTCTCCCGGCAATACTCTGCCTGGAACTTTGTAACAGAAGCCTTGCTCTTGAGCACCATGAGAGTTACGCCGCCTGGAGTCCTGCCAATCCCAGGACTCCAGAGGGCTTCCTGGGATTCAAGTCTTGCAGTTCTTCCTGGAAGAAGATGTGACCACCACCATGCTCTAGCTGCACGGCGAAGGTCCCGTCCAGGAAATCGTACACAATCCTACCCCGCCCAAGCGGGGTGAGGACATTCGGAGCCAGTGGGATCGCCTTTTCTCTTTCGTACATGGTTGCTTCTCCGCTGGGGGTGACGAACGCAGAAGATAGTCTGGAATTCTGCCCATACACGAGCAAAGTCCCTATCGTCAGTATAGACACAAAATCCTGGGAAATGTTCCCCAGGTGCGTGATTTTCTTGAGAATTTCACGTCCGTTCCTGAGTGCTATGGGTCTGGTTGGGGAGAAAACCACCTCCGGTATCAGATGCGGCGTATTCCTGTTTCACCACAAAGAGTTCCCCTTCTGCCAGGGTGATCTCGATTCTCCTGGTCTTGAGTCCCCACATTATCCCTGCTCGTTTGCAAAACGCCTGGAACTCTGGCCAGTGATAGACGGAGTAACCATCCGCTGCCACAGGATGGCTCATAAGCTCCTCCACCCTCTCCTCCAAGGTGCCAGCCTTCTCCTCCAGAAGTTTGTCTGCCAGGGCGTAGGCAGCCAGCATATCCCCAGCCAGGACCGCCAGAGCCATGCTCTTGCCAATATCCAGTTCATGTTTGCTTGGCATGATCTAGTACCACCTTTCCCGCTACTTCCTGGATTTCCAGTTCCAGGCGTTCCTGTACAGTTAGGCGTTTGGGAAGAACCTTGTCCAGTTCCTTCTCCTCCACCGAACGTATGGCCCCCATGACTTCGGCCTTGCAGGTTTCCGACAGCAATGGTAGAATCTGCACCAGATCGAAAACACCGTGGAGAACCCGACCTTGTACATTTACGTCCAATTTGCTGTGCGGAGCGTATCCCCTCTCAGCATTGTACGTCTTGTTGGCGAAGAGAACCGCCGCAGTATCCCCCTGGGAAATCAGGTTCACCAGGGCTTCCTCGAAAAAGTTACCCTTGTGCCAATCCATTTCGGTGATGAGTTCCGCAAAACCCAGATCCGTAGCAATCCAGCGGTCCAGTTCCTGTTTGCTAACGTTCACCTTTCGCAGTGCCTGGGATTGGGAAAAGTTGCAGGAGCACAGTGCGTACAGGAAAAGCTGCTGCCGGACATGCTTTCCCTCCTCCTGGAGCATAAGTTCTATCTTTTTCACTCCCCCGTCCTGCTTCTCCCAGGTGTTGATCTTCTTCCAGAGTTTCTGGAGTTCCGGGGACAGCCTGGAGTAAACCCAATCCTGGAACGTTTCTGTGCCTTCCCGTTCCTTTCTCGCCATCTCCAGCACGGTGATGATCTCGGGATGCTCCCTTTTCCATGCCACCAGCGTTTCCGGCCGGATGGGTGGTTTTAGATTCCTGGCAATCTCCTTCTCCGTAAGGCCCACCTTGGCCATCTTGTAGATGTGGACCAGCATGAGCGGAGCCCACTTCCGCTTATAGTTTCTGGTGTCCACAGGTTTCCTGGGACCAACCCTTCCGTCTTTTTTCTTTTTCTCTGTCATAACCCTTCTCCCTCCTTCGTAGTATCCCACCATAGAGACTTTGCTCATACTTCGCAATGCCGGGAACCCTATAGGAGTGACAATCATGTCCTGGCAACCAGACGGCGAATGGAAACGGGTGGAGAAGCCCCTCACCCCAGCAGCACTGTACACAGCACTCTCCTACGCAACAGAGGCAGCGTACCAAGACCAACTTGCTCGCTTTATCTCCATGATTCACCCAGAGGACATCCTGACGGAGGTTTCAGAAGGCAACAACAACGGAGTCACGAACTACTACCTGGGAATAGGAACACGACTCTCTCCCAACGGCACAACCAGAATCCCCAACGGAGTGAGCTACCGGCTAGTGATCTCTGCGTGGATGAGTTAACCCTGGGAAGGGAGAAAGTAGGGCCGGATATGGGCCAGGTAGTCCTGGTTTCCAAGTTGCTCCTCCTCTATCAAGTCCAGCAGAGCATAAAGCTGAACCGGGTCCTGGGATTCTAAAAACGCCTTCCACATAGCTCCCACCGCCGGAGTCTTGCTAATCTCCAGAATCTGCTCCTGGAGATAGTAAACCTGTTTCCACTCCATCCTCGCCGTGGCCCCTTTCCCTCTAACCAGTGCAACCTCCCATAGGGACTTTGCCCCCAGAGACAACTTCACCTCTACAGCCAGTTCCAGTGAAGCCTGGGATTTATTGGCAAAGAATTCCCG